GTCGTCTACGAGCTGAGATTTTCATTGCAGGATCGAGAGAAAGAAATGGCCGAGCAGTTTCTCACTGCTTGGTCGTTCAACAAAGTGGCGGAACCCGTTGTCAACCTGATGAACGACGTTACTGGCCTAGCGGCCTTCCTGAGCCTGCTGGCGCTGATTACAGGCTTCACCTTCCTCGCTAGTGAAGATCTGAGCGTGTCGGGGTTGATCGACGCCTACATTTCGCAGAGGGACCAGGCAATAGCCGCAGGGCTCATCGGGGTAGCAGCTCCGGGGATCGGTATCGGTGGCCTCATCGCTCAATGGCTCGGTCTGCTCGGCGAGGGAACCTGAATCGGAGCCTCTAGGTACACCCTAAAGGGTCAATCTGTCGATTTCTGCTGTTAGAGCTTGCAGATGCTTCTCAAGGCCTGCGTAGTTCTTCCTGAGTTCCTCATTCACCCGCCAGAGCCCCTTCAGGTTGTTCGGTCCGTGCTCGTTGTAGAAGATGATGGCTTCAGTGACTCCCTCGCTCTTCTGAACCGAATCGCCCATGCTTCCTGCGAGATGGTGGCCGATATCAGAATCTTCGGATCGGTCATTGAACCAGCCCCTCTCGTAGCTCTCGGCAGCATCGAGCGCACATTGAACTTCTCGTCTTATCATTGCCTCCGGTTCTCCTCAATGCTCGATGACATCGACGGCAGACGTAGATTCCTCCGCAGCCCATTCAATCAGCCTCCGTCAGAGCTATGTTCAGTATCCTGCGACAGTGTGGGCACTGTATCATGATCGCAAAGGCGTTGTCTGCCCTGGACGGTGTCTTATCGACGGCCTTCATTCAAAGAACCTCCAAACCATTCCTTTGGAGACTCTGAACTTCCCGCCTTTGGGGTAGGTCCGCTTCATCTGTACCCAATCCTCCGTTAGTCGGATCCGGTAGCTCATTCTATTCACCTTCTCAACAATACCCACGGCGGGCTCTTTCCGAGAGCACTGCCTGCCGAAGGCCACGCGATGCCCTACGCTAATCTCAGTCATTTTCGCTTCAATTTCCTTCATCTTTATCACCGGTGGAGAGCAGGCTCATCGGGAGTTGGATGCACCATTCTCGCCTGCCCTCCAATCTCTGAGAGGGACTCCTGCTATATATATATTATACGCCAGCCGTGACGCGTGGAACAACAACTTCAAGGGAACGACGGCCCCTTGTACGGACCAGTGGTGCGGCGTGCACCGACAGACGCAGGGTTGGGGCGAAGCGAATAGGCTCTGGTCCGACCCTCTGCGACAGGATTATGGGGTGACGAGGCCGCTATCAGGACCGCAACAGGAGGCTATCACGACATGGTAGGGATTGAGTTCATTGTTTTAGCCATTTTGAACCTGATTCTGGTCGGTCTGGTGCTCGCCCTGGCTGTCTGGATCAGGAAAGTCGTGGAGATCAATATGGCTCAGCTCGATGCCAACCTGGCACAAGCTCTGAAATCGACTGTAACGGAGCTAACCGAAGGCGGCTTGGCTGGATTCGAGCCGGTCAACCCGGTTCAGGCTGCAGTGGCACAGTGGATCGCGTCGATGGCTACGCAGAACGCCAATACGATAACGGCGAGCATAGTGGAGCGCGCAGCAGACGGTACCTTCTCCAGTCTACCCGATCAGGCACCGTGATAACTATTAGCGACCTTTTCTAACATCTGTCCCGATGGCGCGTAGAAAGGCGAAGAGGAAGCGATCTCGGAAGAGAGGATTCAGCGTCATTTCTGGAATTGAAAGCTACGCGTATGCCTCAGTGCTAACCGAAGCGTTCGCAGGAACAACGCCTTTTTCGTTCATCACCGGAAAGGCGGATGTCACCACGGGCACCTACAATCTAGCTGCGTACGAATCAGGCGCATCTACCGGAGCTACCCTGGGCGTGGATCAGATCAGCCTGGGCGACATAGCCAAGCGCCCGGACCTCTCCTTCGAGGTAATGAAAATCAACATAGAGAAGAATTGGATGGGCGCTGTAGGAAAAAGCATCGGGATTGGGATAACCTTCCGCCTTTTGAGATCCCTTTTGAGGCGTCCTATAGCCAACGTCAACCGCAATATTTTCACTCCCTTGCTTGGTAAGGGCACCGTGAGGCTCTGAACATGGCGACAAATACCGTAGAAGGAATACTTCTCATGACGGACGGCTCGACCGTCCCTCTGGAGCTCGATGTCGTCGAGGGGACAGAAACCGAGATCACCACTCGGACCGCTTCACCAGGGGGAACAGTTTCGGCTCTAAGTGCTGGAGACTTCGCACCAAATAAGACGGTCTACGCCGCTTCTGTCCAAGCGGACAATGGAGTCAGTTTCGCGTACATTTTGTCTCGCGGCCAAGTTGCGGCAATCCTGCCCGTGTGTGTGAAGGGAGTCTCCAACGCGACTCAAACCCTCGCTGGAGGCAACTACACCCTCAGACCCGGCGATGCCGTCCAAGTGCTCACCCTGACTGCCAGCGCGCGCAACACCGCTGTGTGCATCGGCACCACCCAGGGCGGCCTTGGAAGTCAACGAATCTTCATCCACACCCCGTCCGGGGCGGCCACCGGAGAATACGTCGATCTGCAAACTTCCAATAGTTTGGGCGACAGCTATCCCACTGGAACTAAGATAGCATGGGCCTATGCGACCTCCATTGACGGGGCCAAGGTCGAGACTCCCGGCGCGATGGTAGTCGATGCCCTCGGAAACGTCGCGGGCGCAATGGCCCTCTCCAATCCTGCAACAGTGCAACCCGGCTTCACCAATGCATACGGAATCGAGGTTAAGCTTGGAACTAAGATGTACATTGTCACAAACGCATGAGGTGAAGGCGTGGCAATCTCCAAGAGAGCGAAGCAGCGATTCAAGTTGATGTCCGCTAGCGAGAAGGCTGCGGTAAGAAAGGCGGCCAAACTGCTCTACGATACCGAGCTCATGGGGATCAAGCGGGCTAGAGAGATCAACCGCCTGTCGAGGAAGAGCTACAACTGAGGCGGGGAGCGTGCTCGTACCTGACGACTGGGGTGGGAAACCGCCGCGACCCGGAGTCAACGGCCAGCAGGTCAGCCCCGGCACTGCTGGGGCGGTCGCAGCCCCTGGTAACGGATGGTGGCGAGTCCTCGCTGGATTAGTGGTGGGGTTCTGATGCCGCTTCCAGGCGCACCCAAGGAATCCCCGCGCGTGTACAGGTTACTCAAGAACAAGACCCTGGAGGCCGGCGATGGAGCTACACAGATACAATTCAGTGACATCGAGGGCGTTGGCGATCCGATTACTATCGAGATGCTCAATGAAGACGAGCTTCGAAGGATCATTCTCGTCAATCTGGCCCGCCTCAGTGTCAAATCCAACTGGCTAGGGCTCCTGGGGTGATGACATGCCGCTGCCAGATGCCAACAAGCGTTCGCCCAGGGTCTACACCAACCTTCAGAACACCGACCTGGCTAACGTCACCTTCACCAACGTAGAAGCTACGGGCGACCCCATCCAGATCGAGGAAGCCAACGAGGATGAACTTCGTAGAATCGTTTTGGTGAATCTGGCCAGAATGTGCGTCGCTGGTGAGTGGACGGGGCTGCTCGAGGCCGGTGGTGGTGGTGGAATGCCGATCTTCCCGAACGTCAATCCCCCAGGCGAAGGCAGCAATATCGTGTCGTATGCCATAGGGTCCCCTACGTCATCAGGAGACACCAACTCCAACGGCGTGCTCAACTCGAACACTATCACAGCTATGTTCTATCCATTCTACAGCTTCAAGGGCGGAGAGATTCAGTCGTTGACCTGTCAAACCGTCGGCACCACCGATGATGACGTACTGGTGTCGGTGTACTCTAGTGATGATGCAGGGCTGCCGAGTTCGAGGATAGGAAGTGAAACTACGTGGGACATGGGGACCGCTGGCACCATCACTCTCGACGTCAGTGGCATTTCATCTACCTGGACTCTGGACTCCGACTCGATCTATTGGCTGGCGTTGATGCTAGAGACTAGCGCCGACACCCGACCCAATTTCAAGATCCATGACCTGGACGAGGGGAACCCGTTCATGATGCCAATTAACACCCAGTCAACGGGAGTCTATGGCGGCGGTGGTGCTGGGCGAACTCACCTCTACATTACCGGACTCTCCGCAGCGCTCCCTTCGAGCCTGACAACGGCGAATCTCACATCAACTGGGCCTCCTTATGGCTACTACTTACCCTGGATAACTTTCGTGCTGTGATACTATGGACAGAAACCACACAGTAGTAGACCACCGAGGAGAGGTCCTCTCCTCATCGATGAGGGATGTCGACTGGGTCGAAGTCAGGCGAACACGCGACAGAGCTCTAGCCGATTCCGACTGGCGAGCCGTCAAAGACAGGACGATGAGCCAGGCATGGAAGGATTACCGAACAGCTCTGAGGGATCTCCCCCAGGAGCACGAGGAGGCCAACGACGCCGCCGATGCGTGGCCGGTGATGCCTGATGAGTGAACTCAGTGACAAGGCCAAGGACATGGTCATGGAAAATGGCATGGCTTTTCTTCTCGGCTGGATTTTGGGAATGGGCTTAGGCCAGGTATTGTGGGACTCCATAACCGGGGTGCTCTGATGCCGAAGAAGGCCCCCGAGGTCGTCTACGAGCTGAGATTTTCATTGCAGGATCGAGAGAAAGAAATGGCCGAGCAGTTTCTCACTGCTTGGTCGTTCAACAAAGTGGCGGAACCCGTTGTCAACCTGATGAACGACGTTACTGGCCTAGCGGCCTTCCTGAGC